CCCCGCCATTAGGATATCGCCGTGTAGGTCTCGTAGCTCTGCCGCTTGAGCAGTTTCCCGCTTGCGTTCTCGCTCGCCTCAAAATCGAGCGTCGGGGTGCTCCACTCGTTGACCGTCATCGATTCGTCTGGCCCGCTCGTCACGAGGGCCTTGTAGATCGTCACCCGGTAACCGCCGCCGGAAAATCCGCGGTCGGGTGCCTGTCCCACGATCTGGATGTACTGGGACGGCGCCTGCGCCGCTTCCTCCAGCGTGATGACCTGGTTCGGGCTCGCTCCGCTTGTCGTGACGCTGTTGCCGGTAAACGCTCCCAGGGCATCGAATTCGAGCTTGCCAAGCTCGACCGAGCCGGTCACGCGCTTGGCGTCACGGGCGATCGCGATCGTCGTGTTGTCCCCCTCCAGGGTGTCCGAATCCGATTCGACGTTGAAATTCAGCGCCCGGATACCGGGCACATCGATCGGTGGCCCCGGGTTGTCCGACGCATCCAGCACGTAGACCTTCATGTCATCGATCCCGCGTGGGATCGCGCCATCGCCAAAGGCCATGGCCATACCCTCCTACCGGGAAGCTCGCCCGGCAATCGGCAGCAGCTGATGCGCTCCGAGCGCGGCCGCCGCCTCGATCCGCGAAAATTCCTGTGCCCCGACCAGCCGGATGTGCTGCTCGGGGAGCGCTGCGAACAGGCGCTCGGCCGGTGACGGCGCGGGCGGCTGCTCGCCAACGATCCGAAATTCATGGCCGGACGCGGACGCCAGGAGCTTCTCCGCGTCACGGTAGGGCATGCGGCGGATGTATCCACCCGCCTTCGGCCCCCAGACGTAGGTACGCGACAGCCCGTCACGCGGGCCCATTTCCCGGTTATGCCCGGGTACGCGCGCGATCCGGCGCCGGGCGGCCGCCCGGATCACCGCCGCCTGATGCGGCGTGAACCCGTCCGGTTTGCCAACCCGCAGCAGCCGGTACAGCACCCGGGGATCGTCCAGGAAACTCCGCTCCCCGATCCACTCCACCGCGACCGTCCGCTCGGTCTCATCTGCCGCAGCCGGCACCACGGGATCACGCTCCGCCTCACGTGGCACGAATCGGGCCTCGATATCACCCTCGCGCTGGATGTGCTCAACCAGCAGCTGCATGCCGGTACGGCGCGGCACGCGCTCGACTGCCCTCATGCCGCATCCCTCCACAGCCCATCGACCTGGAGCCGGATCATGTCCATGACCGTTCCAGCGAGCACCGGATCATCGTCAATGCCGAGCCGGGAGGCGATCCGTACCCCGGCGCCACTCTCCCCGGCCCCCACCACGCTCGCGTTGTGGAGGAGCTCAACGATCCTGGCGAAGGCGCTCTCCAGTGCTGCCCGCCCATTCGCCGTCGCCGGTGCATACAAAAAGACCTGGGGGTATCCGAGATAGGCACCGTCGGGCCCAGCACCGTCGGCGGCCTCACCGCCATCACGGACCACCGCTGCCGGCCGCACCTGCCCGCTTGGCGCGAACGCCTCAGGCGTCGCCCCTGGCCCCTCGCGCTTGAGCGGCCGCGTCCAGACCCCACCGGTCAGGACCGCGGCAAGCACCGCGTCATTCGCCAGCAGGTTCGCGATCTGTGCCGCAACGCCCATCTCAACGCCTCCCCACCAGGCGCCGCAGCGCGGCCATGAGCGGGCCGTAATGCTGCTCCAGCGCCTCCAGGATGATCGCGTAGCGGCCAGCGTGTGCCACCTCCAGCCAGATGCCGTAGGTGGCCTGGTGCCAGAGCGCGATCACCACGCCGGCCGCGGTGCGAAACGCGCGGGCTGTCAGCCCCTGCCGCGCGTGCCCCGTGCGGTCGGTCCACCGCGCCTGCGCCTTGGCGTACGCCTCGATCCGCACAGCGAAGACACGCGCCAGTTGATAGGCCGCCTCCAGGAGCCGCTGGCGGTAGTCCTCAGTCCGGCGGGCCAGCGACGCCGGCGGGATATACCAGCGGAACGACGCTGTCAGGAGCGAACCAGCCATCAGACCGTCCCCACGTCGAATTGCCCCTCAGCGACGATCACGCCGAGCGCGGGATCGGTGAAAACACGGTGGATGATTCCGGACCGGCCATCCAGCGCGAACCGGTCGCCAACCACCACGTCGAACGGCGCCAGCCGGTAGAAGGTGACCATAGCCAGCGTCTCAACGGCGCCGCTCCCACTGCCTGACTGCCGCGGTTGGAGCCTTGCGAGCGCGTAGACCACGTCCTGCGCAGGGCGCGCCGTCTCGTTGCCATCACTGTCTACCCGGACGAGCGTCAGGGAATACGGCGCCAACGCACCAGTCAGTGTCCGGGCCAGGTCGTCCCGCTCTGCCGTGGTCAGGAGCGCCATCATCACACCTCCGGCTCAATGAAGTCGAGACCGAGCGAGCCGCTCGCCATCGCCGCGCTGGCGATCCCCCAGCGGACCACCTCCTGCCGAGCCTGCTCAACCAGGCCATCGAGGTGGCGGGCGTAGTCGCTCGCCACCTTGCTCACCCCAAGCGCCGGCGCGCTGACGGTGACGCGGGCCGCCGCCGCGTTGCGCAACCGGCGCAGGACCGTCCAGCGCAACGCGGCCAGGAACGCCGCCACATCCGCGTCCGAGACGGTTGCTGCCGGGAGGTTGGCCTCCGCCACGCCGAGCAGGCGCAGCGCCGCGTCGATCGGCTCCTTCATCTCCCCGCTGGTATCAGCCGTACCGACGCCGAGCGCCTCGCAGAGCTCGGCAAACTCCGCCGCGGCAATCTGGGCAGCGTCGGTGCGCGTCAGTGGCATTAGCCACGCCCCCGCTTCGTCTTCGGCAGCTTCGGGGCCGCCGGCTCGTCCGCTTGAGGCACCTGCTCGGCCTCGGCATCGGTCGGCCGCTCGGTCCCGGCGTCTTCCTCAGCAGTGCCCTGCGCACACTCCAGCACGGTCACGGCCTGCTCCAGCACCGTGGCGAGCCACTCCCATTCCTGGATCGCGCGCAGCTCAGGGTCCTTGGCCGGAGCTGCCCGCTCCGGCAGCTCCAGCCCGAGCCCGCCGGCCAGGGACGTGACCGCCGTGTCGATGCGGGAGGCCGCGGCGACCTCCCGCGCCCGCTTGGCCTCGCGCGTCGCCATCTGTCGCCTCCTATGGCACCGGCGCCGTGTAGCCGGCCGGCGCTGCGTAGGACGCGTTTCCGATCCGGTACGCCAGCGCGCCGACACGGTTCCAGGCACCGAACCCGGCCCGCCGGACATACTGGCTCTCGTAGAACGGGTGATCGTCCCGCCGCGCAACCAGGTTGAAGCCCTGCAGCTCCGGCTCGGGATCCTCTCGCATCCGCAGTGGACGCGGTCCACCGGTCGCCAGCGCGACCAAGTAATTGCTGGGCAGACTCGGCCATTCGGCGATCCAGACGCGTGCCGTGTGATAGCCGATGATCCGGCCCGGCACCTGAACGCCAAGGTCGCCGACCAGGACGTCAATCGTTGAGCTTGGTTGCAGGTTCGGGTCACGGGCCGGACGGAACGCGTCCAGCCCCTCCACCGCCGTCTTCACGTTCGTCGGGATCAGGGCCAGGATCTCACCGGTGTTCTCCGGGTGCTCACGCAGTTCATCGTAGATGACCGGAAACGGATCATCGGTATCGCTGATCGCGCTCGCCTGCGCCAGGAAATGGTTGTCTGTCGCCGCGGCATCACCGCCAGCGGTCACCTGATAGGTGACGCTGTCGCCGTTCGCCAGTGGCTGAATTTCCAGATCACCGTAGAGCGGGTCGTTGAACGTCCACGCAGCCGGCGAGAGGAGCGCCGCGAGAACGTGATCGCGCATCCAGCGGAAATCACCCTCCAGCATCATGCTCGTAGCGCGTTCGGCATCTCCTACGGTCATCTTGGCGCGGGCGACGAAGTTCGCGCCCCAGGCTGCGCCGGCCATTTGGATCGGCCAGGCGACATCGTAGTAGCCGCCCGGCTTGACTGGACGGGCGCGGCCATTCTCGTCGATCGGTTGCAGCCGGACCGCGCCAACCTGGGCGAACCGGCGTTTGTACTCCGTCGTGCGCTCGACAAACAGGGCCATAAGCGCGTCCATCTGCCGGTTGTGCTCCTGCACCGCGGCAGTGATCGCCGTGTTGACCGCCTCGACGAGCGTCCCCGTAATGCGGCTATCCGCGACATCCTGCAGGGTGTGGAATCCGTAGAGCCTCATCGTCAGCCTCCTTGCCTACAGGTCCACGAACAGCAGCTTGTCCGCCGCTGCCCCGAGGGTGTTCGCGTTGCCGGGAATCACGACGCCGACCATGGTACTGACGGTACCAGCGGCATCAGCCAGGCGACCGTCTGTGTCAGAGAGATAGACCGCCGCACCATGCGCTGGGAGATTGGACCAGCCATCTATCACGCCCTTGCGGATGGCGGTCACCGGCATCCCGGCCGGCACCGTCTTCGTGGCGATGCCGTAGACGGCAGCCTCCGTTGCACTGGTAGCGTTCGCGTTCGTGAACTTGCCGCTGCCATCGTCGCGGACGGGAGCGCCCGCGACGATCGCCTCGGCCGCGACCCGCGTGTCCTGGATGATCGCCTCGACCACCTCCACGCGGTTGGGCTTGGTGAGTATCAGGTCTGCCATGGGGTTGCTTCCCTCTGCGACCCCAGGCGATGGGGCCGCTTAGAACGCGCGGGCAAGCTGCCACTGGCGCCGGCGCGCCTCCTCAGCCGCCTTGGGATCACCCTGCACCGGCTGTGGGGCCGGGCCATGTCCCGGCACCGGCTGCGCGATACGCCTGGCGGCAACCTCCTGCGCCGTCTCAAACCACCGCAGGCGCTGATCGAGTGGAGCGTCCGGTCCTGGGTCGAAGGCCCGCAGATCGTCCGGCAGGTCCTTGAGCCCGCGTTCGATCCGTGCCCGTTCCCGTTCCTCGTAGGCGGCGATCTTCGCGGCCAGAGCTTCGCGCTCCTGGGCCAGCGCTGCGCGCTCCGCTTCGAGCTTTTCGAGCTTCGCCTGGCGCTCGGTGGCAAGTTTCTCGAACTCCCCCCGGCGCGCCGCCTCTTCCTCCGCTGCTTTGGCCTTCGCGGCCTCGGTATCAGCGATTTGCTTGCGAATCTCAGCCAGCTCGCGCTCCAGCGCTCGCCGCGCCTCGCGCTCCTTCCTCAGTGCCTCCTTGCCAGCGTCTCCCAGTGCCTCGCCGTCGGGCGTCGCACCCTCTGATGGCACCGGCGTCGCTGGCGGCTGCGTTTTCTCCGGCGCCGGGGTCGCGCTCGCCGCGGCCACATTGCCGGCTGGGACCGTGGTGGTCCCTGGCGTGGTTGTCTGTTCGGACATCGCGTCCGGCACTCCCTCCAGGCGTCGCGCCTGTCACATACAACGGGCCGCCAGCGATGGACGATTTCTCGCCATCACCCGGCGGCCCGTAGCCACGCTCCGCTCTTGATTTGGTCTCATTCTAGCACATGTTTCAATCCCCACCCTGGCCGAAACCAGAGTGCAACGTCTTATTCGAGCGCATCAAGGCGATAGATCCGGCGGAGCTCCCGGACAATCTCCCGGTCATCTTCCACCGTTGCGAGCGACAGCACGCAGAGGCAATGCGGGTGAGCTGGGTAGCGGGGCACGGCCTCCGGGGGGTAGACCCCTGGCCCAAGCCCGTTATCGGCGGTGGCGTTCCGGTCGCATTCGTCAGGCGCCGGATGCCGCGCCGAGACCGACCAGCGCACGCCCCGCACAAACGGGGTGCGTTGAGCGGCCCAGAGCGTCGCCTGCCCATGGGCCCGGCTGATTTCCGTGCGGGCAAGGCGCCGCGCCGGATAACTCCCAGCCCCGCCCCGTCCCGGTGTCCGCGTCACGATCTCGCGGGGCTGGCCTGGCCGGATCCGGCCGCGGGCCGTGCGCTGAACTGCCAGGTGTGGCCGCAGGTACTGCTCCAATTTCCGCGCGGTCACGAGCGCATCCTCGCCCGTAGCAATCGCGGTCCGCAGGGTGCGGTCGATGGCCTCCCTCACCTGTTGCCGCGCCCGCCAGATACGGTCGGACAGGCGATAGCCGTTCGGGTCTACCCATGTCCGCGTATCGTCGAACGCGGCCGCGCGCAGGATCCGCTCACGGCGGGCAAACTGTGCATCGAGCGCAAAGAGCTCCTGGATCTGCTCAGGTGTCGGAAGAACCACCGCGCATCGCCTCAGTGAGGGAGCGACCAGCCCGGCGCCGGATATCGGCGACTGCCCGGCGCACTGGCTGGGCACGTGCCACGTTCGCCCAGCGGACGATCACGTCCTCCAGAGCGCTCGCATCGCCAGGGAAGCGCCCGAAGATCTCATCGAGATAGGCATCGACCGCGTGCATGATCCTGATCCGCCCGATCTGGTCGATCCGCGGCTCTCCATTATGGCCCGTGACCGCCTCCCGGCGGATCAGCTCGGGCACGGCGTCCGCGAGCGGCCGGAAGAGCCTCGCGATCTCCACCGCTGCCTGGCGCTGGATACGGTCAAGCTCTGCCCGTTCTTCAGTCGCCACTCTTCTTCAACCGGGCTGGCAACCCAAACTTGCGCTTGTACGTATTCGCGCTGATCTTTTTCCCGCCAATAGTCACCGGCTTTCCCTGAGCGGCGAGGTTCGCATTGCGCTTCTTCGCCCGCGCCAGTGCCCGCAGTGCCCTTCTCCTTCCTGGTGTGCTCATCGCCGTTCCTCCCTAGTGCAACCGCCACTGCTCCTCTGGGGGGAGATCAGGCTCGCCGCGCTCCCGCTCATTTGGCGCATCGCTGAGCGCTGCGGCAATCGCCTGCACGGGATCGGCGGCATTGGCCGCCTCCAGGGCAGCAGCGATTCGATCGAGCGCTGCGGCGATGCGGGCCAGCAGCGGGATGGCCTCACTCCATGCCTCGTGCATGGTCCCTCCTAGGCGAACGCGCCAGCGGCAGTCTGCCGCTCCCCCTCACGAATCAGTTCCTGATCGATCTGCGCCGAGAGCTCGGGACCGATCCCAGCCCGGCGGCGCATCTCCGCGTCCGACAGGCCCAGGACGTCCTTCTCAAGCGCCCACTGGCTGAGGCGCTCGGACGGGGTCGCGGGCACGAGCGGACGCGGCATCAGCTCAAGTTCGAGTTCGTTGCGGGCGTAGCTCGTCAGATCGAACCCGGCAAACGCCTGCTGCTGCGGGGTGATCTGGGAGCGTGGGCCCCAGTCGCCGCGGGCCAGCCGCCAGCCGCCGATTGCGACCGACATCTGCATCAGCTTGATCAGCCCGGCGTCATAGTTTGCCTGCGCCTCCCAGAGCTTGGCCGCAACGTCGCTCATCATCTGCGCGGCGCCCGGTCCAGTCACCTGCGACATGCCACGCAATTGCTCATCCATCACGATCTCCGGGAGATCAGCCTCGATTTCCTCCAGCAGCTGCGTGAGATAGGTACCGGCCTGGCCGATGCCCATCTCGCGCATCAGCGGTTCGACCTTGCCAGAGGGGGAAGGATCCCACAGCCAGCGGACGCGCTCGATCTCCGTCGTGACGAGCTCGTCATCACTCTCGCTCCCCTTGGCCGCCGGCCGCGGCTGGCTTTGCGTGCCAAAGAAAATCATTGGCTGATTGTGCCAGCGGTGGATGTAGTTGTGGACCGCGGTCACGAGCGCGTTGAGTTCATCGATCTTCGCGATGACGCCATCGATGACTGGTGCGCCAAACAGCCCACCGACGTGGCGGTGCCGTACCCAGACCGCAGGAACGAACCCGTAGGGGTTGGCGATCTCCGTGACCGTCTGATTGCCGAAGCGTTCCAGGATCCGCTCGCGGTTCACCTCACGGCGGTAGGTGACCACACGCCGCGTTGCCGGATCGACCGTCTGGTATTCGATCGCATAGCCTTTGACGTTGCCCGATGCATCGAGCACGAGGTCGCGCACTCGCTCCAGCGGCACAACCTCCGGATAGACCTTGCGGCGTTCCAGGTTATCGGTCACGACTACCAGGACCGAGCCAAGCTTCGCGCCCTCCCGGACGTAGACGTGGCGTTCGGATGCCCAGTTACCCCAGGACAGTGCCTGCAATGCCGCGGCAACGAGCGCCGGGCGGTCAGCGAGCACGTCGGGGGAAAAAGGCAGGGCGGGAGGGGTGCCGTCCGGAAGCGGCCGGCCGTCGCGCGTCCAGGGGCCGGGATAGACGTGCCCGGGGTACCAGTCCACGGCCCGGCGGGTCGGATTGTAGATCGCGCGGATGGCACGGGGAAGGCGAAAGCGCGCCTTGTACGCCTGCCAGGCGGCGGCATCCTCGTAGAGGGTGTTGTCGTAAAGCGCACGGAGCAGCCGGTGGTAGCCGGTGCGCGCGGAGAAGAGGTCCTGCTCAACGGCGAGCGCGTGGTCATTGACCGTGCGCCGCAGTGCCGATCCGATCTCGCGGGATGTCTCGCCAAAGACGCTCAGCCACCTCATGAGCACCCTCCGGCCCACGTGATCAGGCGGACCGTACCAGTAAGGAGCGCGGCCAGAAGAAACAGCAGGAACGCGGCAATACCGAGCGCGGCGAACGCGACAACCAGGCCGCCGAGCAGGCGGTCCACCGCCTCGGGCGAGAGGCGGTCGCGGTAGCGGACGGTCAACCGAACCATTCCTCCAGCACCTCCCATGTCTGGCCAGAGACAGGGGCGAGCTCGCCGAGGCTCCCGGCCAGGCAGGCGTACCGCAATGCATCCATCGCGTGGTCTGATTGCTTCAGCGGGAGGTCGCGACCCGGCGACCGTTCATCCCGGCCTGGTGGGTAGGCATACGATTCAAACTCAGCAATCGTCTCGATGCAGCCCGGGTCGACGGTGAGCAGCGGTGATCCGTCCTGGGCAGTGGCGCCGAGCAAGGAGGTAATGAGCCGGATACCGTCGGCAACGCGGTTGTCGGCTCTCCGGGCGGGATACCCAGCCCGCGCGAGGTCCGTAATCACGTCGAGCGCCGACGGATCGACAAGGATCGCCTCAGGCTGGGTTGCCTCAGCCTCAGCGGCGATCAACGCGACGATCTCTCGCGCGCCCAGCCCCCGTTCATACCGCTCTCGCTCGATGTGGCGGCGGTCCCCAGCGTGGCGGATGGTCAGGACCACCGTCGGGTTACGCGTTCCGACATCGACGCCAAGCACCGTCCCCCAGCCTGAGCAGTCGATACGGCGAGCATGCCGCTCGCGGGAGAATTGGGGATAGACCAGACCCGCAAATCCGACAAATTCACCCAAGATCTCCTGTTCGTAAAACCGTCCTGCATAGCCGAGCGCAGCGACATAGTCAGCAGGGATGAAGGGATTGGCAAACGAGGCTGCCCGGTGCAGGGTATGCTCAGGATCGGGCTGCTCAACCCACTCGGTATAGAGCCAGTGGTTGCGGCCCTTTGGCGTGGTCGTTATCCAGAGCTGCGGGTGATCACCGGCACGAACAGCGCCCTTGAGAATACGCCAAGCATCACTGCCGACAAATCCGCCCTCATCCAGCCAGCCCCAGGAGAAGTTTGGGCCGCGCGCCGCATCCGGGTTATCCAGAGAGACAAACAGGACCTCAGCTCCGGTGGCCGGAAGCATAACAAGACGCAACGACCGTTGTTCCTGGTAGTGCCACGTGGGATCCACGGCCGCGCGGCGGTCCAGCTCCTGCAGGAATGCGCGCCTGGCTGCGTGCTCCAGCATGGGATAGCTTGGGGCAGCGATAACCCCGAGGCCGGGACTCGTGCACCAGTTCGCAGCCTTGACCGCGCCAGCGAGTGTTTTTCCAGAGTTGCGCCCTGCGATGAATGCTGGGTAGCGGGCAGTATCGAAGACAAAGGCTGCCTGAGTTGCATAGAGGTGGATCGTGATCGCAGTGGTGGCGGTCATGAGGGCTCCGCTCGCTCGTCAACGATCACGAACCGGATGGGTATCGGGCCACCATCCTGTCCAGTGATCTCATGCTGATTCCGTTTTCGGTACTCCGGTGCACAACGGTCGAGGAGATCGGCATAGGCACGCCAGTCACGCTGCTGATCGGCGAGGGTGCGCAGCTTCTCCAACCAGAGGCGCGAGCGTTCGGCTCGTGCACGCGCGATACGTTCCGAAAAATCGGGATAGCGTTTGAACCAGTACTGCAGGGCATCCTCGCTGACGCCAGCGACGAGCGCGGCATCGCGATAGGTGAGGCCATCGCGGACAGCGTTCACGATCAGGTCAGCGAGTTCTGGTGTGTATTTACTCCGGCGCGGCATCGTCTCCAACCAAAATAGGCCGCCAGCAGAGACGCGTTCGCGCTCCGACCCGGCGGCCCTAGGCCACGCTGCTCTCTTCGATTTTCCCTGAGTGTAGCACGTTCCGGGAGGAAATGAGCGGCCTTCCGGCGATCCGCCGGACTGCGCCGCACTGCTCACGCGGGCAGTGAAGGAGGGTAGCGTCCCCATGGGGGAGCAGGCTGAGTGCGACGCCGGGGCGGGGCACGACCCAGCCGCCGCGCCGGGCATAGGCGAGCACCTCGCGGCATGCAGGGCAGGTGATCGCGGTCCGGCTCATCGCCCCCCCTCCCAGTTTCAATCCCTGGATTGACGGAAAACCGGTGTTGCATCGAGTTCGCACAATTCGACTCCCCAGAGCGCGCGGGTTTGGCCGCTACTGCAGGGTGGGAACGTCGGCGTGAGTGTTGGAGTGAGGACGCGAGAGGGGATGCAGAGCTCGCCCGGTTGCGCAGCGAAACAGTACG